GAGATATATTCATGGTCCATGCATATCCATAATCAGGATTCTTCCAGGGTATCAGAGTTTTAAAATATTCTTTTTTACTAATTTTCTCCCCAGGACGAACTATACAAACTCTAGGATCTAAAGATACTTGATATGGTAAAGTATACATTTTGTTATCCCATTGACCCGAATCAACACTTATTATTGGAGTGAAATTAGCATTGTCAATTCTTGGAATTACATATGCATTAGCAAAATCAATAAAATGACCTAATCTCATATAAAATCCGGCATCATTTATAGGAGCATCTTCATCTGTTTGACCTTCATTATAATTTAAATACACTACATCTTTATCACCTTGTTCTATATCTATATCCAATTTAGGGAATGACTTAACATATACTTGATATTCTGTAACTATATATTTATCTCCTTCGGTACCATCATTAAGATCAATTAAATTGTTATATTTTTTTGCATCTGGGTAGTTAGATTTAATCCATTCTTCTCCTTCTTCTTTACTATCAAAACCCGATTTTTGGATTTGAACTGGTGGAAAATTAATAGTTCCATCTTTTGGTTTTTTAACAAATGAGGATCCTAAAGATATTGGAACATCATTTATACTACTTTCAATTTGATTATTATCTTGTCTTGTACTAGCATCATATCCAGTATCTGTATTATTTTTTTTATCTACTAATAATTTTTGGTAAAATAAATATGCCGATATCATATTATCTGCTGGGGATGGTGAAATTTCTGTATCTTCCTCAGCAGTATCATCTTCTTTATATAAAGTATATAAATCTCTGATACTTTTAGCAATACTATATGAAGGTGTAATATTAAGTTTTAAAGATTCAACTACATCCCCTAAACTTATAAGTTGTAATTCTATATTATATGAACCATCTTGGGAAAATGTCCAACTAAAGTTAACTACTTTAGCTAATAGACCATCATAGTTTCCTTTTTTACCTCTTCTATATGCTTCAATTGCGGGTAGAAACCCAGAATATGATGAATCTTTCCATCTATCTGAGAAAAATCCGCCTTCAGATTCGGTTAAAGTATAACCCATTTCAATGAGTTTATCACCATCCATATATAAACTATTTCCCCACTCAAGGAATACAGTATATCCTATTCTTAAATATAAAAGATCAATTATTTGAAATTGTTCGGGACTATAGCATTTGATATTGACTGTAGCTCTTTTAATAGAACCACGGTTTAAACTTTTAACATCTACACTTTCAATACCGGGCATAGGTACTAAACCGAATTCTGAAGGTTCTTCTCCAACTTTTACATTATATGTACCTTTTTCAAAATCATATATATTTTTAGGACTATCATCGTATGTGCCTCTTTGTGTCAGACTGGTTGATCCCTGCATATTTGATGTACCTCCAAATAGTACATTTTTTTTAGCTAGTACATCTCCACTATTTTTTCCACCTTCAGTACTACCAAATTCTTCTACAGATCTTGATCCACTAACAAAAACACCAGAGGCTAATTTCACCCACGCTGTTTTTGAGTTTAAATAACTTAGTTGATTTAAAGTTCTAGCAGTTCCATCGGCTCCGGACCCATGGGCTTTTTGTCTAGTATTAATTTGATCGGATACATATGATCTAAACTGTTCTCCTATTATTTTTCCCATAACATTTTAATTACACAACATTATTTAATTCATCATATTGACTTAATATATTAGATATTCTATTTGAAGATGGGATTCTAATTTGAGATCCCGGGATTGGAATAAGTGAATCTGATGGTTGTGAGGATATGTTAGCTCGAGCTATAATCCACCATAAAGATGAATTGTTATAATATGATTGGGCTAATTTATCGTATCTATCACTCAAAGTAGTATACACATAAATGTCTGAGAATTCAACAGTTATTTCAGGATATTTTAAATTTAAATATCTTCGTTGAGGTATCTCAGGTGTATTTATTATTTTTATAGGTGAATATCTAGCCATTATGCTTGATTTATGAATTGATGTAGTGGTTCATTAAATTTCATTTCTGGTCTGAAGTCATGTATTGGTGTGAATTTAATTCCAGATACTTTAATATACATAGGTAATTCCTTTCCGGGGTCTTGGAATTTAACACTCCATGGTGATTCTTCCATTATATCTAAACTCATTCCAGATATAATACCATATTGATTACTTATGTAATTCCCTATTGTTATCTTATGTAAATTTCCAGCCATATATCCACTATTAGTATACGTAGGAGCTAATGAGGAGACAAGGGTATTTAATTGATCATACATTATCCCTAAATTTGTACTATTATCAGCAACTACAGTAAAACCTAAAGAAATATCTCTTGAAAAACTATTGTATTTATGAAATTTTTCCCCACGACCCATATAAGTTTGACTAGCCCAATCAGCACTATATTGGTCTGATAAGTTATCTATATATGCTCTAAATATAAGTGGACTAGAGGAAGATTCTGGTGCTGTTGGGTTAATTACAGTTATATTAAATTTGATTAAATCGTTATCTAATCCAAGAATATTAGATGTTCTATGTTGTCCTGAGGAATAATATATTTTATCTATTATTTTTGAGTCTGAACTGATGTAATCTGATCCTTTTGTTGTAATCATATCATATGAACCAGATAGATTATCCTCTGAATCATATGTTGTATTAATATCTGAAAATCCTCTAATTTTCCTTTTAGTTTTTCTAAAGTCAGGTGCTATATTTCTTGGATATTGAGCTAATGCAAATGTATAACCTTCAGTTTTATCTATATAATACCCTGCATTTTTGTCTAGGTTAGCTAGGTATCCTTTGTCATGATTTTTTGGAGAAACTTCATATGATTCATTTAGATTATCATTCCATAGAGTATTTTTAGATGAATAACCTCCTAAATTTTTCCCTTCATTACTTTGAAGAACAAATGTACCTATATTCTGGTCATATTTTAAATTTGTAACTAATTGTCTTCCACTTCCAGAGACATTTGTTGTATTTCCTTTTCCAGAACTATTTAAAATAGTATTTATAGGAGAAACGTATGTTGGAGAAAGATCATGAGAATATATAGCGTATATTCTATCGGATTGATATCCATTAGAACCACTTAGGGATAAACCTTTTGAGTCTTTACTTAAAGTAGAATATTTAATTGTTGGGTTAAACCAAATTTCATTATTAAAATTTCCATCTATATTTATACCAGTTTCAAAAACAGATAATCCTTCTTTTACACTAGCTCCTAATAAATTATTGTAATTTAAAGTATCTGTAAATTTATAATTTCCAACTTCATCTTTTACAATATAAGTTGAAGGAGTTGTTTTTCCACCCTTTAAAAAATAATTTTTGTTAGATTTAAAAAGTGAATTGTTTATACCTGTTCTTTGATCTGCAAATGTAATTCGTGTTTTGCCAATTCCTAAAACAGATCCAGGTCCACCACCATATTCTAAAATATTATTATCTATATTAGATTGGAATTCCTTTTCATACCATATGTCTAAAAGTCTATTTGAAAATGTAGCAATATTAGCTACTTCATTAACATTACCCGCAGAAGCAAAATTAGCTGTTTGAGCAAATGGAGGTAAACCATTAATTAAAGGATTTGCAGCTATTGCATTTCCTAAACTAATAGCACCTATAGGAACATCAATATTCAACTTATTGAATTCAACTTTATTTTTTTCTATAACTACATCTTCATATTTTTTTATAGATAAAGATGGGATTAGACCGGTTGGGTCTATTCCTTGTTTATTTAGATGTCCGCCTAAGAATCCAACTCCAGCTTGAGCTAGAGTAGATAATGGCGTGTAAACACCTTCTTTAAGCGCACCACCAGCGTATCCTGCTCCTGGTCCATTCACTCCCCATTTCTGAGATGCCTCGTTTGGTACTGCGACTCTAGATAGTAGATTTTGTTTTGCTGTAAATAATAAACCACTAGGTGATTTAGGATTAAACATATATTTGGTTAATCTAGCAACATCTTGTGCTGCAGATAAAGGAGCATTAATTCCACCACGCAATATAAAATCTGTGTTTGCAGGTGAGTTAATTAAAGGGATTGGATCTTGGATATATGGTTGTCCACTATTTCCCCCGCCAGGTCTGTCATTGCCAAACTTGAGAGATTTCAATACGGTGTCACCGTTCTGTAATTTTGAAAAAAGACCCATTTAAATTAAGATTAAAGTGGTGGGTTATCTAAATATTTTGGTGGAGTAACTCCGTTTAAATCCAACAATGATGGTGATGGAAATCCCGTCATATTTGGATTACCATTAATTGAATATTCATAATGAAGAGTTGAACCCGGTACATCAATATTTGCTGGTGGTGGGGTTGCTCCGTCAAATTGACTCAATTGAGATCCTTGTTGTGTTAGTTGGTTTAATAGTCCCATAATTATTTGTTTTATTATAAATATTATATTATTGAATTCTTAATGTCGGTATTGCATTTACTTTCCCTGTTGTGGATATTAATCTATCTAATCTAGCATTAATTCCGGAGTTTGGATCTTGAATAACCTCTCTTTTAGATGCGGTTCTATTGGATACAGATATAGGCCCTGACATAACGTCATCTCCTTTATCAAATAGGTTTGTTCCTGCAATAACAGTATCTTTATTGTTTAGTTGGATAGCTCCTTCAGGTCCTAGCAATGTGCGTGAACCATATCCACCACCGCCTTGTCCAGGTGACATAACGTCATCTCCTTTAGTCATGGCCCATATTCCTGCTCCTACAAGAGCCGCAACTGCTAACCCGGCGAGAGCCATAAATGGGTTTGCTACAGCCCATGCCGCCGCAGTTGCAACAGCTATACCTAAATTTTTCAAACCTAGTGGGATTTGTTTTATTAAGGATGCTAACATTGAATTTTCATAAAAAGCTGTTGCTTTTGCTGCTATTGATTTTCCAACCATCTGAGCTAAACTAAGTTTACCTAATATTAGATTTTTAGCTGCTAGACCACTTTTTACATTTTCTTCATTAGTTGCCGCTTTAGATAATGCTAATTTTTGCCCTTCAGTTATAAGTCCTATCTTGCTAGCTACATTGGCTAGCATTCCTGCTTTATTTATCCCTCCAAATAAAAATTGAATAGTTGTTAAAAGTCCAACTACAGGTAAAAGATATTTACCCCATTCTATTAAGAACCCAACACCTTGCCCCATAAATCCTACTATAGGTCCTACTATATCGAATATCTGTCCTAGAACATTAAATACAGGCATCAATGCATTAGCAACATTCATGAATATTTCTTTTAGTTTTTCAACTGTTTGGTTGAATCTTTCTTGGATACCTTGTTGTTCATACATTCTAGCATTCTCTTCTGATCCTAATTTTTGAGCTATTGCCGCTTCTGACATTCCTTGTGCTTTTAACTCATTGTATCTATCTTGAGCACTTTGTCCTTCTTTAGCACCTAACTTAGCTAATGATTCTCTATCTATTAAGGATTGAGCTAGTTCATCTCTTTCCATACCAGCAGCTTTAGCTATAGCTTCTTGTTGGATAACATTCATTTTTGCAAAATCTGCAGATGTTCCTACCTGTTTAGCTATTTCAGCTGCGGCTGCTGCTGTATCACCATTTAATGCTAATCCTCGGGCACGTTCAAAATTTAAATCTTTTCCGGTTAATAGCTCTGCACTTAATTCATTTTCAATAGATGATTCAAAATTAAGTAAACTTGATGATATTTTTTCTGCTTGTTCTAAATTTAAACCAAATTGTCTTGCTTTAATAGCTGCTTCTGCCATCTTTTCAGCACTACCACCTAATGTTAATTTTAAAGATGCTGATATTTTTGAAACATCTTTTAGTATTTGTTTTTCATTGATTGCTAGTTTATTTCTACCAGCATACGCTTTGGCCGCTCCTAAAATAGCTACATTATTTTGATCTAATGATTTTCCGTTTAATTGTGATAATTTAAGTAAACCAATACTTTCTTCATTAGATATACCAGCTTGCTCACGCATTTTGGTCATTGTGACTAAATCCTTATCATTTAAAGATACTCTAGCACCTACGGCTGCATTAACGGCCAATAATGATTCTTGTAAACCACGGGTATTAACTGCTGTATCGTATGAGGCATTTGCTATTCCTGTAAGTTCTTTTCTGATTCCTAATGCCTCAGTGTATGTTACATTCATACTCTTAGCCATTTCTGCGGCTCCAGTATCAGTTAACATCAAAGCATCTATTGTACCTACAAGGGCTGCTTGAATTAGATTTACTTTAGTTAATGATTCTCCAAGTTTATCTTTTAAATTACCTGCAAAATTAGACATAGGTTTAAAACCTTTATCTCCGGCTCTTGCTGCTTCTTGTCCTAATCTATGAGTTTCATCTATTGCATCTGCTATCCCTAAATTTCCTAAACCTAACTTTTCAAAGGCTTTATCTATCCCTTTAGCGGCTTGTGGAAGAATTCCTAATTTTTTATTTATATCAGATGCCGTTTTGTCAATCCCCTCAAAAGCATCTAATAATTCAGTAGCAGCTTTTATATCTTCTTGTAAAGCTTTACTTGGATTTTGTTGATTAATTGAATTTAAAATTTGGATTCTTAATTTAGCTTCCTCTTTTAACTTATCTATTTTCTTTTTATCATATGTAGATTCACCTTTTCTTACAGCTAATAGTTGATCAGCCATACTTGATAACTTTCTAGTAGAGGAAACTTGTTTTCTAAGTAATTCATCTCCTTTTTTAAGTTGGTTAACACTATCAGATAATGACTTACTAACGTAATCTAATGCTTCAGATACTGAATCTGCCTGTGTCTGGAACATATCTAGTTGTTGGTTCCATTCTGCTAGACTAGCTTTACCATCAGTAAATGATTTAATTATTCTATCTATGTTCTTTTTACCAATATCATCGAAAGATTTTTTTAAATCTTCTAATTGTTTTTTAACTTTATTTATTTCATCAGCAGATGCCATCTAGTATGTTTTGTTATAAATATTGAAACCTGCAAGTTATTTAAACTTTGCAGGTCTCTTATATTGTTGGCTTGCTTGTGTAAACTCGGGAGTATTTACTTTTCCCGATGAATCTATCAAATTTTTGGATTTACCTCCATTTTTGGCAGTTTCCATTTGCTCGTTTTCATTTCTATGATGTTCTTGTATTTTGTTGAACGTAAAACGACGAAGCCAAATAGGCATATTGTAAACGGTATTCCAATCATATCCTCCTTGCCCATGAAAACAGATCTGATGAACTTGGGTAAATATCGCGGCTCTAGCCTGGGGTGCTATATCAAATGTCAGGCCAAAAAAAGCTAACCCCAATTGGGATATTGACTCCAACCCCATCTTCGCTGGGAAAGAATGTCAGGTCTACATCTGGTTGTACTTCTTTAATATATTCTCTGAGTGCACGAGAATCTTTTGCTAACAAGTAATTGTCTACAAATTCTCTAATGTCTTTTTTCTCTGTTTTTCCCTCAACTGAAGTGATAATATACTTCATTCTTGTTGATAGATCAGGTGAAGAGTCCTTGTTTATCTTTTTAAGACCTTCAAGTTCTCTATTGATATCCTGCTCATCTTTATGTGTTAAAAAATGGAACGTTACACGGTTACCAGAATGGGGTAAAACGAATTCAAACTCGTTAGTTTTGCGTTTTTCTATCTCAGCGTGTAGTGGTTTGTTTTCTAAAGTAGATAAATCTACTGCTTGAGGTTCACCATTATAGTCAAATGTATAATCTTTACCGTAACCTAAAACACGAGCAGCTATCATAATAGCATTCTTATCCCCAATCAATAACTCATCGTATTTAATAGGTGATACAATTAGTGCTTTCATCAATTTATCTAAAACTGTTCCGTTTTTAATGTAAGATTGATTTGTAAGGATGTCTTCGTGTTTAGCTGTCATATAAGACATTTCAACTGTTCCTTTTGCTAGTTCAGATCCTTCAGGGTAAAGTAAGCCTTTGGAGGGCAATTCAATGGTTTCTGTTGGAATTTTAAATTCACTCATAATTTTTATTTTGTTATAACTTTATTTATCATATATACATATATGAGAAGATAAAAAGCCTACCTAATATAGGCAAGCTTTTTTATCAAATAGTATATAGTAGTAGTATTAGAAATTCAATACACAGTAATCTGGTTGAATTGTCATTGCAATATTAACTGCTGTTCCGTCATCATCCCAATTGTAATCTCCAAATGTAGCTGAAGTAATCATTGCTCCTTTAACTACCCATTCTGAAACGATATCACCTACTGGGCCTACAACGTTGAATGTTAAATCTTTCTTATAGAAATCAGAATAACCATCTCTACCTGTTACAGATTCGTGATGTAAACGTACCCATTCCATTACAGCTTGAGCTCCACTTGGTGTGATTGGATCAAACAATGTGAAATCAATAGTACCCCAAGTTGTTTTTCCTTTCACGAAACGTTGAACGTTAATGTGGTTAAGAGGAACTGCAGTTTGTGCTATGTTTACAGCTGACATTCCTTTTACCATATATGAAGGAATACCATCAATATAAAGAATGAAGCGATTGGATTGTTTTGGTTCAAACGCTGTAAAGAAGATTTCATTCGGATCTAAAATTGCCATTTTTATTTTTATTTAATTTTATTATACATATTTAATCTTTTATTTTTTATGCTGGAAAAGATGCTCCAGTTGGTTCTAGAATAAAGTCTAGAGCTATGAATTCTGCTGTTCTTGCAGGTTGGATATAAATTTGACCTACCAATTGATTTCTATCGATTACATCTGGTGTGTTAATTGTTTCATCCATAATAACTCTAAAAGCATATAAACCTTGTTTTTGTTGGATTGCTTCCAAATATGGGTTTACACGACTTGTGAAATTATTTCTTGTTGTAATAGTATTTTGTTCGAACACTAATGTATCTGCAATTTGAGAAATATAAGCTTTCAATTCAATCAACAAACGTCTAACATTAATTCTATCTAATGCAGAAGCTCCTTTTTGCAATGTTTTTTGTCCGAAAACGGATACTCCTGTTTTAGGGAAAATTGCAATTGGATTAATGTTGTTTGCATATAGATCGTCTCTGTTACCTTGAGATAATTTTACTTTTGGTGCTAATACTGTTGACAAACCACCTCGGTTAATACCTGCTGGTGCAAACCATGGAGCAGCTACTTTATCGTTGTAAGCATATACACCTGGTAATAGAGTAGATGCAGGGATAAATACTTGTTTTCCTGTACCTGGATCTGTTACTCTAACCCAAGGCCAGTAAGTAGCAGCATATGAAGTATCTCTAGTTTGTGATTGTGTTATAACGTCTGTTATTCCACCATCGTATTTTACTAGATCTAGTACATATAAATTATCTCCTCTTCTTGTAGTATTAGATATAATGTTTGAAATTACTGATGTGTAATCTGCATCATATAATCCTGGTGTAGATAAGATATTAAACTGGTAATCGTCTCTATTTGAGAACAAATTAACCATGTTTGTGTAGTTACCTGCTACTAAACCTTGTGTATTTGTTGCGTTAATATTATCGTAAAAATTAGCTCCTGCTTTTACATCTCCTGTAGCACTACCAAATGAACCTGATCCGTTTAATGGGATAGATGATGTATATGCTGAAACTGGTGTTCCGTTATTATCTAAATAATTTGGAAGTGAAGTAACATTTTTAACACGTACATATCTTGATTGATTTGCAAATGAACCGGTTGAAGCATCAATTTGAGTTGTTGATGTGTTATATGTTAGATTTTGGTCACCTATTACTCTAGAGATAAATCTAGATGAATTTGGATCTAAAGAAACATTATTCCAAGACTCAAGTACTACTGGTGCTGAGTCATTATCATTACCTTGACGGATG